TGGTACGGCATGCGCGGCCTGCCGCCGCCGCCAAAATTGAATCCGTAGCCGCCGCCGTAGGGATTCATCGACTGTTGCATGCCGTAGGGGTTGTAAGGGCTGTAGCTGCCCGGATAGCCCGCGCCCTGATAGCTGAATTGCCCTTGATCGAACGTGCCGCTTCCCATTTGCTGCGTCGCCATGTCCTGCGTCATGGTGTTATACGGACCCATGCCGCCGTAGTTGTAATTGCTCGGCGGCGAGTATTGCCCTTGCGTCTGCGGACGCCCCTGCGACATGCCGAGGTACGGACTGCGCCCGCCCATGTTTTGAGGCAGTTGCCCGTAAATACTGCCGATCGTATTGCCAATGCCGCCGCCGCTCATCGCCTGCCCCCGTTAAGTCGTGACTGCGTTTTCACGCCGTCGCCGTGAATGAAACCGTCAGCGATATTGACGCGAAATCGCTGATACCTTGAATTGACCCGCACACTTGCCTCGCCGTTGACGTTGTTTAGCGTTTTCGGCGGCGTGAATACGGCATTGTCTTGAAGTCGATTGCGCGTGCCGACTTCAACCGAAATTGTCGGCGTGCCTGCCGCTTCGATCAGCGGGCGCACTGCGTTCGTGAACATGCGCGACTGATTCGGCCCGCTAATCTCTTTTGTGTCGATCGTGGCGGGCAACGGCAAGCCGCTAAAAGTCGCCGCTTCGTTTGAGCTGTTGAACGCTTGCAGCGCCAGATCTCCGCCCGCGTATTCGTCTGAATCGACCGGGATCGAATCAGCGTCAATGCCGCCCGGCAATGGCACGTCGAGCTGATCAAGCGTGAAACCGGGCGACACGAATTCATCGATAATCTGCGTATCGATCTCGGCAAAACTCCACTTGTCCGCCGCCCAATTATAAATAAGCAATTTGTTGTTCACCGGCTCGGACGTGCTTGTGCGATACGCCCAAATGATTAACCGATTGCGCCGATCGATCGCGCCGCGCATTGAATCGAGCGCGTCGGTCGCAGCGTCCCGTGAAAAATAATTCGACACGCGATTCGCACTGATTTCCTGCGAACGCTGACCGTCAAACACGTAGAAACCATCCCAACCGTAGTACCAGACAAGTCCGCCCGACCAGACGACGCTGTTCGGCGCGGGCGTGCCTTTTTTGCGTTCTACTTCGTCAATCTGAAACACGATCGGCGGGCCTGCGTAGTCCGCCCGAAAAATGGATTGCTCTAGGAAAATGACGGCGTATTCGCCCGGCACGATGCGCTGCACTCTGCCGCCGCGTCCGAACAATTCCTGAAAGTCCGACTGCGTAGCCAGCGAAGGCGTCCAAAGTTCGGTATTGTTGTACGCCGACCACTGGATGAAATTCGGCCCAAGCGTTGAAATGTTGCCGACCATGACAAAATCGCGAACCGTTGCGATACGGGCGGCTGACGGCGGCGAGCCAGCCAGATCGACAAACGTCACGTCTACGCCGAGATCGTATTTTTGTGTCGGCACGCCTTTCGCAGCGGCGATGATACGGGTGCCGAACTGCGTAAATTCCCAATTCGTAGCGCCATACGGAGCGCTCGGCCCGCTGATCGATACCCAATTATTGCCGCTGTCGAGAATGTAGAGATCGTCAACGTCGCCCGCAAAGTTGTAGACAAGATTCGCGTCGTCGCGGCCCCAAAATGCGCCGAGGCAGACGTTATTCAATGCGTTTGAAAACGCCGCCAGCGAATTAAGCCCGCGATAGCTTTGAAGCTGCGGGATCACGTTTTTAGCGATCAGCGCGCCCGGATTCATGTATTCCGGCAAATCCGGTAGCCATTCGCCGAACTGAATTGTCTGCGGCTCAGTGCTCAAACGATAGCCCTCGGGTTTCCATACGCTTGCTTCGGCGCTGCCGTGTAGCGTTTGCGATTTTCATGTCGGGCTTGCAGCTCGACAATGCGATCGTATTTTTGCCGGTAGCGGTCCTCTAGCAAATCCTCTTGAATGTACTCGCAAGCGACGCGAAGGCATCCGTACAGATAAATGTCGTAATGGTTTTGCAAAATCCAATTCGTGTCGGTATCGAGCACTAATGCCGGGAACCGCGACCAGTAATTTATGCCGATCGTGACCGGATTTGCGACGCTGCCCGGTCCGGCAATCGTCATTTGCAAAGCCGTAGCGCCTGCCGTCAATGGCGCGGCGTTTTGCCCTTCGATCGTGTAGAACTGTCCGGCTGGCTGTCCGTCCTTAAAGTAAATGCTCTCGCGCAGCACTTTCGGCGTCATGTAATTGATGACGCGCGTCTGACTGTCGATAAATGGGTTTCTTGCTTCGAGAAAATCATCCGGCAAATCGACCGACTGCCCGGTAAAAACCAGTAGCGCGGACGCCTCTTGCACGGCGAAACGAAAATCGCGGGATATTTCAGATTCGGCGATTTGTAGGATCTGCGGAAAGTCTGCGCCGCTTACGGCAATGTCATCGCGTGACAGCCAAGCATCCACGGACGTTTTCAGTTGTGCGAGCGTGCTCACAGTTTCTTACTCCCGCTTCGTTTGAATCCGGTACGCAGTCTGGAATTGTCGCGGCTGTTGAGTTTCATAACCTCAAAAGTCGGCCACGTCATAGTGCGCGCGTAATTCTCGCGCCATTCCTTTTTCCAAGCGTTGTAGGTATTGATCGGAATAGATGCGGCATGCTGAAAAGCGCTCTTGCGTTGATGCAAAGAGCGCTTGCGCGCGCAGTCATCGAGAATTTCGCTCTCGATTCGAGTCGGGGTGTGTTCAATAGCGACAAAGCCGTCGCCGCTATTGTCAATTTCGACGGAGTGAATTACGCCTGTCGGCGAATGATCAAGTAGTAATCGCTTCCCCACGTTGCACTGCCTGTAATGCAGCCCGGCGTGCCGCGCGGCGATCCTCGGTAGCCTTTTCGCGCCGTTGTTTCGGCGTGGCTACGGGAGCGGGCGCAGCTTTGGGCTGTGCATCATCGGCGAGCGAGTCCGTGGTTTCCGGCGCGTCTGACGCGGTTTCTGAAAGGCGCTCGGCAACAGCCTCGCGCGCAATGTGCATTTCCGCAATTTCAGAAGTGCCACGTGGCTTAAAGGTGGGAGAGCATAGCTTGGCTTCGCGATAATTCTTGTAGTCAAGCGGTCGCGTAACCGGATCGAGCGTCATTTCGCATTTGTTTGTGCTCCAAAGCACGTCCAGCAAGGCACGTCCGTCAGGCAGCAAAAAATCTTCTGAAATGTCGATCACTTCGCCCGGCTCTAGCTTGCGACGTTTGTTGTCGCCGCCCATGTGCAAGCCTTGCGTGGATACACGTTCTTCCATCTGTTTGATCTTAATTCGTGGCATTTCATTGCTCCTGCGGAGATTGAGTTACCGGGGCGGGAACCACCCGCCCCGGCACTGCCTTCCGCGTTGTGCAGCGGTTACTAGGCTACCATCGGGATCGTTTCGTCAACGTCCGCGACTACGCCGCTTGCAGCCTCGTTGAGAGAGCAAAGCCCCCAATCGACAAGGATCTGCCTGCGTTCGGCGTCGCCGATTTTCGCAATGGTTTCGGTTTTGTATCCGTCGAGATACGCGAGTTCCCAATACTCAGTATCGAGCACCCAAAAATCGCGCTCCCTCTGGAAACGGTTTGGTACAACGTCGAGCACGGTAAAGTCCGACACGTACACGTCAACAGCACCGACGACAGACACGCCGCCCCGGTTTACCGGACCCTGATCCTGTCGCTGCGTCGCGATGCGAGCGTTCGCCGTGAACATGTAATTGCTGAAAAGCTGTTTAACAGCCACACCGCACATGAGCATGTTCGGGTTTCCGCCCTGCGTGTAGGCTTCCCGCAAGACTTGCAGCATGTTCGTTTCCGACAGTGCCGCAACAGCACCATCGACAGCCGCCGTTGTCGGCTGGCCGAACGTGCCGCCCGACAGCGTAGGATCTGCGCCGCCAGCACCGCGAACGGTATTGGTAGCGACCCATGCGCCGAGTCCTGCCGTCAGCGAAGCGATTGCTGACGTACCCTGCAAAGTTGCCTGATTCTCGCAAGCGATCGCTTCCACGTCGCGGCGCAGTTCCTTGCCCTTTTTGGCAATTTGATACGCCAGCTCGGATTTGCGACCGGCTTTGTTGACGATGTTCGCACGCCGCGATACCGCGATGTACTTGACCGAAATCTGCATGAACACGCCGATGCGCTGTGCCGGGTCCGATGCGTCCGCACCGAAATCCTGTCCGTCGATCGCGGCATTCGCCGTGTCTACAACGTCCAGCTCGTCGATCTGCCATTCATGCAGCGTGGATTCCGCACTACCTCGCCCGATATTCGCCTGTAACGGTACTTCCGTGGGCGAAATGTTGTAGATAACGTCCGTCAAATCCTCTCGGACGTTATCGCCTTCTGTTGCGAGATCGTAGCGGTCAAAGTTTGTAGTTGACATTAGTGCTACCTCAGATGAAATTTTCGATTACGCGCGCCGCATCCTCGACCGATCCGCTTCGCCGAGCACGTTCTTTCAACCGCTGCACATTGTCTTTTCGGATTCCGCTCTTGCTGCGATTAGTCTGTTTACCGGGCTTTTGCAGTTTCGGCAGATCTTTTTTGACCCGCTTCACTGTATCCGCCGCTCTCGTTTTCAGCGCACGTAATTCCTCGACTTCGGCCCGAAGGGTCGCGAGTTCCAGTGCGCCGAGCACTAGGCGATGATCGAGAATGTTCCCGATCTCGGTATCAGAGTATCCGAGTGACGACATTGCGCTGCGAGCCTGCTGTACGTGCTGCTGACCGAAGTCGGGCAGTTTTTGCTGCAAGAATTGCATTTCCCGCTGCCTGAGTTCGCCCTGTTGCTGGCTGACAAATTGCTCGTATTGCTGCGCTGCCTGTTGGCGTTGCTGCCGAAGCGCGTTGACACGCTGCCCGATTTCCTCGCGTCTAGCCGTCCATTCAGCGGGGTCGCTATCGCGTAAATGAGCGAGTCGGGGATCATTCAGCTCGGCAGCAAGTAGCTGTTCGGCTACTTGGAAATTCTGAGCGGCGATATGATTCGCTTGCTCGAATTGCTGCATTCGCGCCTGATACTCCGCCTCTGCCTGTCGTCGTGCTTCCGCAAGCTGGCCTGTTTGCCTGCGATAATCGGCATCTTTTTGGTAGCCCTTTTCCAATTCTGCCAGCGTCACGGTTATATCTTCGTCCGCCGCGCGGAACGTGTGCTGAATGCTCGCCTTCAATTCATCGGGCGTCACTTCCAGCGCTTCCGCTAATTCGGCAAGCGTGTGGATATTCGTGTCTGGTTCTTGTGTCGGGGCGTCATCGACTGCCGGGGTGTCCTGAGAGTCGTCGGTGTCACTGGCGCGTTGCTCTTGCTCAGTGTCCTCGGTTCTCTCATCGCGTGGCTGCGTGTCGGACTCATCCATTTCGGGTTCGTCCGTTTCGACACTTTCCTCGATCGCTTCCGCAGCCTGTTTTGCTTTGAAGCGACCTTTTTCGTCCCTCTCGCCGCGCCGTGTCTCGCGCGGATCTTGTGACGGATCATAGTCGGGGTGTCCGCGACTCAGACGATCCGGCGTCGAGCCGAAATGCCCTTCGTCATCGAGTAACCCTTCGATCTGATTTGCGATCGATCGTAAATCAGAGCCTTCCGGTCCGCTTGTCGGAACCGGAGATTGTCTGTTTACACGCGCTTGCTCAGACATTCACTAATCCTCGCTGTTCGGCTCGGCGGGACGAAACTCCGCGAGCCGTAGTTTTTGCCCTTGAACACCGAGCGAAATAGCCCGCTTCAGACTGTTGAGAGTCCGCAGCGTGCGACATAGCTCGCGCTCGTAAGCGTCTGTTTCCGGCTGTCCGTCATGCTTTAAGTTCGAGAGTTCATTGATCATGCCCTCGCGAACTGCGTCGAAACCGCGAATGAACGCGGGATCGTCTAGCAGACGTTGCGCTTCGCTCGCCTGCGTGTCAGCCGCTTTTCTTGCAGCGGACCCGCGACGGACTTGCGCGTTTGACGTGTCGGCCTTGCGAACCACTTAGTAGCGATCTGCTGGCACTTTCGTCATGCGGTTTCCTTTCGGACTCCGCTTGCCGGTATCACCGATCGGCTTCCCGAGATTCCCGCCCTTTTTATCCATTGGCGCTTGCCGCGCGCTGGACTTCGTAGTGCCGTACATCTGCGAGTTGCCGTATGAGTAACCCTGTCCTTTTGGCATTGTGCTATACCTCTGATTTACAGGTTATGTAAAACGCGCCCATAGGATACACCCGGAGCGCCCCCACGCCTAGTTAGGCGATTCTGCTGATATACGCATGCCAACCGTTTCGCCGCGATTCTTGTCGATTTCGACGTAGTAATCGCGCCGCTTCGGTTCCGGCGCGCGCACAGTCACTTTCGGCGTGACATTGACGGTCGGCTCTTTTCCCGCCACGGTCGCCAGCGCTTGCAGTATAGCCGTCTGCTGTCCGGCAATCTGCGCAAGTGCCTGCCCGAGCTGATTTAGCGCCTCTGCGATTGGTCGCATGTCCGCCGCGTCTACCTTGATCTCGGGGATCTTGATTTCAGGAATGTCGATTTTTGGTGCGCCGATACGGATAGGCGGCAATTCAAGCACCTGATTCATTCCGGTTTGCGGGCTTACGCCCATGTTGAGCCTATTCCGTTTCGCCATCGTCGTCGTCCTCGTAATCCAATTCTACCTCGGGCAGATCATCGTCACCTTCATTCAGCTCCGCGCCGCGTGAGGCAATTTCGAGCGCTTGCTGATACATTTCGCTGGCATCGACTACCGTGCTCGCCGCGTCTGCCATTGCTTTATCAGCTTGCGCCTGTTTGAGCAAGGTATCTGCCCGCATATTGTCGATTTTCGCGTCCAGTTCGCCCGCTTTGAGTTTGCCTTCGGCGATCAGCTCTTGCTCGCGCAGCGCCAGCTCGCGCAGTTTGAGCTGTATTTCGGCGCGCTTGCCCTGCAAATCCGCCGATTTGATCTGACTATCGAGCTGCATTTTCTGCCCTTCCGACTGCGCTTTAAGCTGTACCTCTTGCGCTTTGCGCTGTTGCTCGGCCTGCAATGCCTGCGCCTGCGCCTGTGCCAGAAGCATGTTTGGATCGGGCGGCGGCTCGGGCGGCTGATATTCGGGCGATGACGGATCGACGAAAAACGTCTTTACGTCGCCGACGCCTGCGGCATTGATCAGTTTTTCGAGTCCCTTGTAAATGCGCTGCGGGTCGCTCAATCCCTGCCCTGCCGCCTCTTTTTGGATCGCAAGTAGCTGCGTCAACAATTCGAGCTGTTGCCGTTTGGTATGGAAACCAAGCCCGACGTTCACGCTCATGTCAGTACGATTGCGCCAGCCCTGCGGATCTACGTCAATCCATTCGCCGCGCAGCTTGACCGTCTTGCGAATATCCCAATGCGAGCGCAACAGTTGATGCACTTTGAGCATAAGCTGCCGAAAGCCCGTTTCGGCGAAAATGCGCACAAGCATTTCAATGCGCTGGCTGGCGCGATCCATTGCGTTCGCAAATACCTCTTGCCGAACCTCTTGCAGTGCGTTCGCGTCTACTTGCGCTTCGGGCGATACGCCTGTCCGAATTTGCGATTGCGTTTGGAAATGCTGAATGACCGGCAACAGCTCGCCGACGATTGATTGCGTCGGCTCTGGCACGAAAGCGTTTGCTGCCGGACCGCGAACCGGGATGAATTCGGCTTGCGTGTTGAGTATCGCTTCCATTGTCGCGCCGTCCTCGGTAAGCGCATCCTCGCTAAACACCTTACGTCGCACGTTGATCTTGTAGA